CAGTGGTGCGGTCCCTGTTAATGGTGACCCGGTAAAGGCGGCGACTGGTTCGATTAACATATCAATACCACCCGGCACTATTTCAGGCATATTATTCTCCAATGTACAGACCACGTCTGCGAGTACGTCGGTTGTATCGTCCTTTAGGGTTGTGTTCGTAGTGGAAAGGGCGTTTAAACTGATTTTCGGTTCAATAGCATCACTACCACTGGCACTGTATTCTATGCTGCAAAGGTTATCAGGGAACAATATAGTTAATTTCTCATCTGGACGTTCACAGGCTTTTATCACGATTTTAAGCGGTACAGTGGTGAGTTTACAATCAGATGGCGTGTCTGCCCCTTCCTCCCCATACTCGAACATTTCAATGTACCGTAATGTTTCAGGGGTTAGACTGGTTTCCATCTCCATCTCATTCTCACGTTTACCAGCCACTGGTTTCTTCTGCAAGAACCTGGATCCCAATCCTCTACTCTTATCCACATTCAGATTGTTTTTCACATTCCAACTGAAACTGGATATAACACCATCAGGAGCTTTACCATCGAATTCAAGGACTATGTCATAGAAAGCTAATGGTATGGCGGTTTCAATAATCCGCAGGTCACTAGGAGCTGGCACACTGTCGGTTTTGGTGTCTTTTTTTGCGTATCCTTTGACGCTGATGTTTATCCATTCCTCCGATACTTCCATGCTGAATTCATCGATCATGAATCCGGTGATTTGTTTGATGAACTGATCCATATGGCCATATAGGGTGAACGAGGGCAGTAGCATGTTGTTTAAGGCATATATTTCATGGGTGTTCATCTCACCCGACCCACCAGCAGTGTACACATACTCGCCTAATACTCCTTTAAGGAAGTGTCCAATTGTCTTTAAATCTGCCACTCCGTCAAAGTCTGGTTGTGGAGTATAAGCACCAGTACGCACCGTACTTAATCCTCTGGTTAATCCTGATTCAAGTTTCAGGGGTTCGTTATCACCCTGTAAACTAGATTTGGTCACTTCCATATGGAAATCAGGATTCTCATTACCAACTACTCCCCATTCTGATTCTTCCACGAGCCCTATGACTCGTTGTAACTCCATAGTTCCATTTACTCCATTATCTTCTTCTCCCATTTTCATTCACCATTCCATTTTTTATATAATATATTTATTCCTCCAAAATGCATTCCAGCCAACGAATAGGATATATGAAATCGAAAATAATCGCTGCAACCGGAACAGACTCATTACTCCCTTCAACTTTAACCTCCCCATCAGGCAACAGTTCATTGAAATTCACGAACTGGAAGATGCGATCAGGGTCTTCTGGGTTTTCTTTTAAAGTGTTAAAATGTTTAAGGATACTTGCCCCTACACGGGTTGCAAGGTTCTTAGCTTTCTCTGATGCCACCCTAGGATCCTTATCATATTCAACACAAACAAACTCAAAAGATGTTTGAAGGTAGTTCACATGGCTAAGGTTCGCCTTTTTCCCAGGTAATGGTATTGTAGGGTGTTCAATAATCCAAACAATGGGCGTGTCAACGCCAACATCAGATTTATGCCCTACAATGATGTTTTTAACATCTTCTAATATTCCTCCTTCTTTAGCCTCGGTTGTTACATAGTGAGGTACAGTTCTTGAAACAGCGTCCAATCCTTTAACTATCCCACGTGCCATGTTTTTATGACCCTCCTTCTGTTTCCATGACCGCCCTTATTGTGAACTCGGCCACTCTTCTTTTTGTCTGTCTGATACTTTTCTCAACAAATTTACGTGGCCTTATACCTCGAACAAAAGGAACTGCAATCATTTTTCCCTTATATTTGAAAGGTCCAAGTAATCGGCCTGTTTTAGGCCGTATTACCTCGCCACGTGGCCCATATATTCCAGTCCCATCATTAACCCATTTCGTGTACACTGCACTGCTGATGATTTTCTGATTCAATTCTCCTGTAAACTGTCCGGCTATTAACCAGCTGCCCTGCATCTTCCCATGATCAACTGGACTGTTCCGTTGAAGGTTTCCACGCAGTTCCATCACTGATAAATCAACAGCCCGGCGAACTGCCTTTCTACTCGTTTCTCCAGGACTCTTATCCAGTCGAACAGTCACCCCTAACTGGTTACTCATCGTATGAGGTCATCCCCTGTTACTGCTGTGAACTCAACACTGTCTGATTTAGTGGATTTGTCAACAGTGAAGGGTTTAAGATCTGATTTCAATGAGTCGTTGAACACGTTGTCATCACTGATTTTGATTGTCCAATCGTTGACTTTCACCAGGGCTGTTTCACGTCTGGCCACTGCTAAAGCTACCATGTTGGCTGCTAGGCGGAGGCAAACATTACTTACAGCTCCGGGCACACTGGTTTTATCCCATTTGGTGTGACAGTATCCGTTGATCAGGCTTTCAGCTTGACTTATCCATGTGTTTATTAGGGTGTGGAGGCCGTCATTGTCATCCTCGTCAAGTTTAAGTTTTTTTGGGGTGACTCCGGTGAGGCCTATGACTTCTTCGGTTGTGCAGTATGTTGTTGTGTTTGTCATAAGTCCATTTACACCTCAAAATATGTTTTTGGGGTTCTCTATGTTCCTTTTTTGGTTTTTAGGTTCCTGCTTCTGCTAATGCAACGATTTGGTAACTGGTTTTATCGGTCACAACCAAATAACTCAACCCACCGGTTACTTTGAAGATTCCAACTATCCCGGCTTTGGCTTGTGCTGATGCTGCTCCGAATTCTGTTGCTACTTCTGCTTCGGTTGGTGCTGCACCGGTTGCGTCTCCGGTTTCATGGACTGCGAGTGTTCCTTCAAGGTTACCTTCCACATCTCCGGTTAAATCTCCTGCAAACCCACCAGCAGCAGTTATATTCCCCTCATCAGTGATAGTAACCTTAGTTGCCGTTGCTTTTTTGAAAAGGACATTTTTACCGGTTGCTATTGCAACCACTAAATCCTTACCACTGACAGCAGTGATTTTCTCAACAATCACCTCACCAACAGAAAGAACACTCACCGCAAGACTGTTCTCCTTCAAAACTTCCGTTTGTTCCCTAATTGCTTTGATTACTCCTAACATCGTTCATCATCTCCCCATTTCCTTTTTATGGTTTAGTCTGATCAGCTAATGCCACAACATTTGCAGCTGGGTTTTCATAGCCCTGATCAGTTTCCTGGGTTAACACCCAATCCGTTCTTCTCAGTTTAGGCATCCTATCCGCTTCAATAGTCACCTCAAAGAAAATACCTAAGGCCATGTTGTTAGGGTTTTGCAGCATTGCAACATTACCATACCCATCTTCAGTGTCTAATATTTCCTCATCGTTAAGAACCGCAGCTTCACGAACAGGTATACCCTTAAATGGTCGTGCTACGTTGTTACCTACTGCTTCATCACCTACTAATGTAGGCCTTTCTCCAACTTCATCCAGATAACCATCAAAGTGGTCACTGTTTAAGTAGTATCTCATATTGGCACGATTTTTCAGATAGTTACGAGGATGTGCTTTTAACATGGCTCTCATCATGTCAGTGACAGTTTTATTCTTGTCAAAGGCTTTGCCCGCTCCGGTTCCATAGATTTTGTTAGTTGACTTCTTAATCCAACCATCCTGAGTTCTCATAACACTTTCCTCAGCGTATTTGTCAGTGTCTCCACCAACAGCTAGAGATTCCCAGTCTTCACCTGCTTTGGAACCTATCATCTGCACCAGTGTGGTGTTGAAGTTTTTACCCTCAATATTTCTCCGCATTGCTTTGTCAGTGATCCCCACCGTTGCCCCGAACTCTTCAGCCATCAACTGCTCCTGTTTAAAGGTAGGCTTTTGAGCGGTGTCTTCTTCACCTTCCGCTACTTTTTGAAGTATTTTCTTACCAAACTCCACCCGATCAATATTCTGAACCTGGGCAGTCATCTGAATGAGTCTTGCCTCCGATAGTATTGTCTTGTCACGGGTGGCAGCTTGAACATATTTATTGAAATATGCTGGTTGTAAGACACTCGCACCAAGGGTGGTAGTGGTGGTTATATCTTTAAATGCTGCTGAAATCCGTGCTAACATGTCTCCATTGCTCATTGCCATTTTTATTCGCCTCCGATTTTATATATTTACTATAATTTACGACCGTAAATGTCACGGTTTAATTCTTCCTCAAAGGATTTAACTGCAGGAGTGGGCTTATCATTCCCGCTGGGTTTCAACGATTTAGAAGCTCCTCCCCCTACCTCTTCCTTTTTCTCTTCTTTTTCTTCCTTTTTCTCTTTCTTTTCACTGGTAAGTCCGGTTCCGCATTCACTGCAAAACTTATCATCAGTTTTAACCACAGCCCCACATTCAGGGCATTTAAGTGGTTCTTTTTTAGCCTCAAGGACTTCTTCAACTGCTTTTCTCACCATTTTTTCAACATCGGATTTTTCGACGTATTCTTTACTTTCTTCCTTTTTTTCTACTTTCTCGGTCATAATATCGCCTCCGCTATCAGATTTATCTTTTTCGGGTTCCGCCTGGCTTATCAGGCCAGCAATCATATCCCGAATGTTTTCAAGTAGCGTTTTATTCTCTTTTGAAATCACACGACCTGCTTTCGTTGCACTTTTCACACTGCAACTATTATCCACACAAGGATTTTTTGTCAGGGAAATGGTGAATCCAACAGGGTTATCAATATCTTTGATTAAAACCCGGTTTTTAGATGCCATAATTTTATCTGCATCTTCTTTTGAAAGGACGGACACTGAATAAGCTAATTCTCCTTTATCTGCTAATTTCATCATTTCAGGGTCGGTTATTTTACTTTTAACAACCCATGTGCCCATAGGATATTCGCGCTCTTCACCCATGATATTCTTCATAACACGAGGAGCATCAAGTAACCATGATTCCACAGGGTCGCCCATGTTTTTCTTAGTTACCAGGAATTCGTGTTCTTTATCAATTATCCTGTAATTCATGAATTCATGCGCTATCTTCGCCACTTTTTCAGCAGTGAGGATTTCTTCACCATTTTCAGCGTCACAGTCAGGTTCCCCTGGAATGAGAACCGTTCCGGTTAGCATGACATGATCCTTTGATTTTTCAACAGCTAAAACGCTTGATTTAACGGCTTCGTATTCTATTTTTTGTTTTACTTCTGTTTTTTCGCCAAGAACAATTTCATTGTTTTCATTCATCGAAAAATTTATTGAATAATACGTGTCGTCGCTGTAGTCTTCCACTATCACGGTTCCGGATTTGATTGGTTTGTCAGGTATAATATCCTGGGGATAACTGCTGATGTCTTTATTCTTCGGATCTGTTCGGAATGTGTCTTTGATTGCTCTTCGAATTTGGTCTTCCAGGGCATTTACACTGCCTGGAGCTGTTGGTCTTGCTTTAGAACTTAATTTTCCCATAAAAAAATCGCCTCCTATCAAAAAAAAACTTATTTTGATTGTTTTTTCAAAACATTTTTGATAATCATCTAACCCTAATCACTTCCAACACCTTCTTAGGATTGAACTACTACGACCTATAGAGGTCGTAGTAGTTCAAGGAGTTCGGTAACGGCGGAATCAGTCTCAAAACCAGGTATAGGTATTATGTCTGATTCGTAGAAGTAAGACACACCAGGTGGGGCCATAAAACCAAGTGGCATTAGGTAGGGTACTGTGGTGCACCGGCAGTTAATCCATTCTTCAATACTGCCATTCATATCTCCCGGATACATTAGGCCATTCTCAAAGGTCTGATCCACCTGGACTATCTGCCCATGTAACTGGACATGACTATCCCTAACCCGGTTATCCTGACCACTCCACCATTGATGATATTGAATGTCAAAGTCAG